TCTTCGCGCTCACGCCGATCCTGCTGCGCGGTGGCGAAGACACACTGGCGCTGCAGCTTCTCGAGGCCGACTGCGTCAGCACGCCTCGCGGCAGGCGCGATGGCTTGGACATGCAGGACGGCGTCGAATTGAATCCCGACACGGGCGAGCCGATCGCCGTCCACGTGTCGAAGTACCACCCCGGCGAGCCGCAGGCTTTGGGCAACGCGTGGACACGCGTGCCGATCCGCGGTGAAAGCACTGACCGGCTTAACGTCATCCACCTCTTCGACTCCCTGCGTCCGGGCCAAGCGCGCGGCGTGCCGTGGTTTGCGCCGGTCCTGGAGACGCTCAAGCAGATCGGGAAATGGAGCGACTCCGAGCTCAATGCCGCCGTCGTATCGAGTCTGTGGGCCGTCTTCATGGAAATGGACGCGGAGGCGTTCGACGAGCTCTTCGAAGACGACGCGAAGTCGAAGATCGTCAACGACGCGCAGAAATGGTCCGGCAAGATCGAATCCGGCAAGGTCGTGAACTTGCTGCCGGGCGAGAAGGCCGAGATGAAAACGCCCGGCCGCCCCAACCCGGCGTTCGATCCGTTCTACCAAGCCATGGTCGCCCGCCTCGGCACGGCGCTCGGCATTCCGAAGGAAGTGCTCCTGATGCACTTCCAGAGTAGCTACACCGCGGCACGCGGCGCGTTCATGATGGCGGGCCGCCGCTGGATCACTCGCAGGGAAAAGATCGCCAAGATGTGGTGCCAGCCGATCTACGAGCTGTGGCTCGCGCACGAAGTCGCCGCTGGCCGCATCGCTTGTCCTGGCTTTTTCGCGAGCAAGATGATCCGGGCTGCCTGGTGCTCCGCCACGTGGACTGGAGACGGCTTCGGCTCGGTGGATCCGGTGAAGGACGTCACGGCCGCGAAGATGCGCGTCGAGATGGGCATCAGCACGCTGCAGGCCGAAAGCGTGCAGTACGACGGCGTCGACTGGGACACTAAACAGCGCCAGCGCGCCAAGGAGGTTGCCCGGCAGCGCGAGGACGGCACGCTCATCGCATCGAGCAGCTCGGATGCGCCACCCATACTCGTCGACCCCGGCGACAACGGCTCCGACGACGACACCGAAGCGCCGCCCGCCGCGCCCGCGCCTGCGCCCGCGTTGCCGACCCCGCAGCCATCGCGCACTCCCGCGCCGCAACGGCGCTTGCCAGGACCGCGCGGCTGAGTAGTGCCAATTTGCCCTATTTTTTAGGCTGAGCAATTTCTAGAGTCGCGGCACTGAACCTCATCAGTGCCAATGCAACTACTCGATCTTCTTCTGTCGCCCTGGGCCATCGCGCCCGACATGCTGCGCGAGATCCAGGCGATCTACGCCACGCATCTGCGCGGCGAGAAGATCGACATCGAAGCACTCGAAGCGCGTCTGGGTCGCCCGCTGGCCAACGACCAGCAGGAGTACCGGGTCGAGGAGGGCGGCATCGCCGTTCTGCCGATCGAGGGCGTCATGGCCCCGAAGGCGAACCTGTTCATGCGCGTGAGCGGTGGCGCGTCCACGCAAATGCTCACCAAGCAGATCGAGTCGGCGATGGCCGACGCGCGCGTCAAGGGCTTGGTGCTGGCAATCGATTCGCCTGGTGGGAGCGTGTTCGGCGCGCCGGAGCTGGCGTCGGCGATCTACCGCATGTCGCAGGAAAAGCCCATCGCCACGGTCGGCGAGAACCGCATGGCCAGCGCCGCCTACTGGGCTGGGTCCGCCGCCAACGCGTTGTTCATCAGCGGCCCGACCGTCGAGGCCGGCTCCATCGGTGTCGTCGGCACGCACAGCTACGACCCGCGTGGTGCACAGGGCGTCACCGAGATCACCGCCGGCAAGTACAAGCGCATCGCCACGCCGAACGCGCCGCTGACGAAGGAAGGCCGCGAGTACCTGCAGGCGCAGGTGGACCACGTCTACACGGTCTTCGTCAACGCGGTCGCCGTGCACCGCGGCGTGACGCCCGAACAAGTTCTTGAGCACATGGCCGACGGCCGCGTGTTCATCGGCCAGCAGGCGATCGACGCCGGCCTCGTGGACGGTGTTGCCACGGTGGACGAAGTCGTCGCGCAGATGGCCGACAACCCCGACGCCTTCATGAAGCGCCGCAAGGCAAAGGTCATGTCCGTGTCGGCTTCCAAGACTGCGAACCACGGCGCCGGTGCTGCGCCCGCGTCCGCGCCCCCCCAACCGTCCAACCCTCAAGGAACGAAATCCATGGACATCGAGAAGCTGAAGGCTGAACACGGCGACGTGTACCAGGCCGCTCTCGCGCTGGGCGCTACCGCCGAGCGCGCACGCATCCAGGCGGTGCAAGCCGCGCTGATCCCGGGGCATGAAGCCCTCATCCAAAAGCTGATGTTCGACGGCACGACCAGCGGCGGCGACGCCGCCCTCGCCGTCAACGCCGCCGAGCGCCAAGTGCGCGAAACGCAGGCCAAGGGTCACAAGGGCGATGCGCCACACCCGGTGACGACTGCGCCCGCGCCCGCTGCACCGCCGCCCGCCGCCGAAGCGCGCGAGAAGGCCGAGGCCGAGCGCATCGCGGCGCTGCCGGTCGACGAGCGCTGCAAGGCGGCGTGGGACGCGAACAAGGACGGCGTGCGCGCCGAGTTCACCGACCTGGGCTCCTTCACCGCCTTCACCAAGGCGAACGAGGCCGGCAAGGTGCGGATGCTGCGCAAGTCCGCCTAAGCGCCGCGATTGACCCATTCATCAACTACCGAGGACCCATCATGAAAAAGTCCCTCATCGCGATCGGCCTGGCGCTGGTTGCACTCGCTGCGGTGGCTGTCGGCATCGCTGCGAATTCCGTCCCGGCGTTCGCGGCGGCGGTTCCTGCGGCGGCCGGCGCAGTCCTGGTTGCCGATCCCTTCGGCCTTGGCGGCAAGCTGCACGATGCGTTGTTCATCCACATGATGCGCAGCGGTGCGATCCTGGCGATGACTACGCTCGCAGCCAACAAGCCGCGTGCCTATGACCAGGGCGACCGCGGCATGTACCCGGTCATCGCCGCGGACATCATCTACGAGGGCGCGGCGGTCGGCCTGGTCGCGGGCACCGGCCACGCGCGTCCGCTCGTTGGCGGTGACGCGTTCGGCGGCTTCGCGGTATACAAGGCCGACAACTCGGCGGGCAGCGCGGCGGATATCAACGTCGAAACGCAGCTTCGCGGGCAGATCGAGCTGAGTGTCACGGGCGCGGTGATCACCGACGTTCGTCAACCGGTGTACGCGACCGATGACGACACGTTCGTTTTCAGCCCGGTGGGCGGCACCTTCATCGGCTTCGTCAAGCGCTTCGTGTCGGCGGGCGTGGTGGTCGTCGAGTACGACACCGTCGGCTTTCGCGACCCGTGGGCCGACTTCACCGTACGCGAGACCATCAGCGCTGACAAGGTGCTTGACGCCGAAGACAGCGGCAAGCTGTTCTGGGTCGACACCGACGCCAAGACCATCACGCTCCCCGCCATCGCTGCCGGCCTGGACGGCTTCGCAGTCGTCAACGGCGGCGCCTTCGGCACGGTGGCCGTGAACGTCAGCCCGAACGCGGCCGACATGATCCTGGGCCCCGATATCACGGGCGCCGACAACAAGGACCTGATCAACACGAAGGCCACGGCCCGCCGCGGCGACTTCGTGATCCTGGGCGGCAACGACGCCGACGGCTACGCCACGCAGGCGCTGCGCGGCACCTGGGCGCGCGAAGCCTGATCGCGCATCGACAGAACCACCTGAACCAACCACGAGGACACTGAAATGGACCAGTCACTCCTGTCGAGCCGCGCGATCATGGGCATGTACTTCGCCCGGCTCGAAACCAACCCCGGCCTGGCCTGGGTCAACGGCATTTCCAACTACTTCGGCTCCGACCAAGGCAGCGAGACCTACAACTTCCTGGGCCAATCGCCGGCTATGCGCGAGTGGATCGCCAGCCGCCAGGCCAAGGGCTTCAGCGGGCAGGGCCTGACGATCGTTAACAAGCACTACGAAGCGACGATCGAGGTGCAGAAGAAGGACGCGCGTCGCGACAAGACCGGGCAGATCCTGGCGCGCGTGCAGGACTTCGCGGACCGCTCCGTCACGCATTGGGCGAGCCTGCTGTCCACGCTGCTGCTCAACGGCGCGAGCACCGTGTGCTACGACGGCCAGTACTACTTCGACACCGACCACGCTGAGGGCAAGTCGGGCACGCAGAGCAACAAGATCACCGTGGACATCTCGGCGCTGGCGGCGCAAGTGCACGGCGCTGTGGCGGCTCCCTCGGTCGAGGAGATGCAGCAGTCGATCCTCGCGGGCATCGCGCAGATCATGGCGTTCAAGGACGACCAGGGCGAGCCGATGAACGAGAACGCCCGCGAGTTCGTGGTGATCGTTCCGGTGTCGCTGTACATGGTGGCCACGGCCGCCGTGAGCACGCTCACCACGGTGGCCCTGCAGCAGAACCTGAACGCGAACATCATCGCGAACCTGCGCGTGAGCGTGGAGATGAACGCGCGGCTCACGTGGACGGACACGTTCAGCGTGCACCGCACCGACAGCCCGATCAAGGGCTTCATCCGCCAGACCGAGCAGGAAGTCGAGCTCAAGGCCAAGGCCGAAGGCAGCGAGTTCGAGTTCGACAACGACGCATGGCAGTTCGGCATCGATGCATGGCGCGGCGCCGGCTACGGCTACTGGCAGCGCAGCTGCTCGGTGCAGATGGTCTAAGGCGCGGGTGCAACAGCCATGCGCAAGTACACCGTCATCGCCACCCTGACCATTCAGGCCGGCGCCATGGTGGGCCTCACCAAGGCCCAAGCCGCTGCCCGTGGGCATGCCCTCAAACCCGTCGATGTCGACCGCAAGGGCGACGGCGTGTTTGAGGTGCTGTCCCCGGTGCAGTTCAAGGCCGGCGAGCAGATCGCCACCGACACCGAGCTGAACAAGCAGCTCGCTGCACAGCTCGAATCCGCCGAAGACACGGCCGCGCGCAACAAGCGCGAGGCCAAGTCGAAGGAGCAAGCCGCGCACTTCGCAGAAATCGAGGCCAAGGCCAAGCAGTGGGACGACGTGCAGCAGGAGTTGCTCGCCCTGCGCAAGTTCGTCGCTGACATCGAGGCGCTTCCGAAGGAGCTCTTCGACAAGGTCAAGGCCGAACTCGAAAAGAAGGCCTAAGCGATGGCCTTCGTCGAAGACCTCACCGTGTACTTCGTGGACTTCGGCGTCACTGCGACGCCGGATGCCGGCACGCCGTTCACGGTGCTCTTCGACCGCGCCCATATCGAGGCCATGGGAGGGGACATCAGCGGGACATATCCGGCAGTCCTGGCTGCGTCTGCTGATGTCTCTTCCTTGGTGCCGCACACGAACACGCTCGTCATCGCGGGCAGCGACCACCAGCCAGCCCGTGCCGGCGACGTGCAATACAAGATCGTGGACATCCAGCCCGACGGCATCGGCTTGTCCACGCTGATCCTCGAGGAAGTCTGACGATGGCGTCCAGTCAGCATGTCGCCATCTGCAAAGCCGTCGCGGCGCTGTTCGCTCAGGCGCCGGCACTTGCGGCCGGCCGGATCGAGGAAAACCGCGACTACGCGCTGGCCACCGGGGTGGCCTCGCAGATCCACGTCAACCTCGACGAGTCGCGCCCGCAGAACGACATCGTCTACACCGGCCATCCGATCGACTGGGCCACCGACATCGAGGTGCGCATCAAGGCGCGCGCGGTGCCCGGCGGTGACTCGGCACGCGACGTCGTCGACGCGATCTGGCAGGCCTGCTGGCAACGTCTGTACGAAGACACAACGGCGCTGGGCGGCATGTCCAAGGGCATCGAGCCCGGCAACACGAGCTGGGGCGACGGCAGCGCCGAAGTCGGCGTCGAAACCCTCACTTGGTACTTCACGGTGCAGCACCGCACCGCCAACAACGCACTCACCTGAAAGGCCCAGCCATGCCTGAGACCAAAGACAAGCAATTGCCGGATCCGCAAGCGGGCGGCCGGTACGTGCGCAACGCCGACGGCAGCACGACGCGGATCCACGCGACCAAGGAGCAGGACCCGCTGGAGCGCGCCGCCGAGAAGGCCGAGCGCCGCGCGCAGCTCGCGGCCGAAGGCGCCGAGCGCGTCGACGGCAGCACCGACGCCGCGAACACCGACAACGACGACCAGGAGTAACCCACCATGGCCCGCTATCTGCGCAACTTCGTTCTTACGGCGCTCGTTGAGACGACCTACGGCACCGATCCTACGCCCGC